GGGGGATAAAGTCTCTAGGAATGTTTATAAAAAGAAATAATTCAGACTTGTCAAAGGAAGTGTTTTCTTGGGTCCCCGTTACTGGAACAACACTACCGTCATCTGCATCCGTGTACATTGATGGGCAATTTTATCAAACAATAAGTCTTTCTGGAAAGCAAAATATATTGTGGTCAGACATATCAGTAGATGAAAATATTTGGAGATATTTGTTAATAGTTTTTAATACCCCAATAATATACAAAAATTCAACAAAACAGGGGCCAGTACTTAAGTTTGGAAATTCTTCAGGAAATAGCAATGTATCAATTCAACACCTTGGTATATGTGAAAATGAACTGTCTTCTGAACAGATTGGTCAAATCTACAAGATATTTAGTGGGGAAAATAAAATATCTGCATCGTCAACTCAGGACTTTTCTATCTACGAAACTGCTAATGGTGTGCAAATTTACCAAAATAATTGGCAAAGAATGTCATAGTTATGCACATTTTTTACTAAAAAATGATATGATTAGGCTATGAGCAATAAAAAGAGGATTCAGCCAATAAGAAGTGCCGCAAAATTTGGATTATACGTTTGGAAACTGCCAGACGGATCATATTTTTCAGATAATTTAGGAAATACTTTAAACGTTCCATCCTATGAGCATGACATTGAAAAAATGTCTAGGCTAACAGAAGCAGCAAGATACTGGGGTAAGCCAGAAGGTAAGCCAGTATTTTTGGCTGGAGTAGGTAGGGCGACTGAATCTGAATATCAAGAGGATCTAGAAAGAATGTCATCAGGACTAACTCCTTATGGAGACACAGACTCATGGAGAGAGGAATTTAAAAATGCAGGAAATCGCTGACGTAAGGCTCTCTAAGGGTGTGGCAACAGACGACTTTTTATCACAAAAAGACGAATTTAAGACGCAGACCGAAGACCTTCTAAAACTTAACGGACTTAGCAATAATTTTAAAAGAAATGCCAAAAGAAAAATAGAGAAGGCAGAAAACAATGCTCTAGTAGGTGATGAGGCAAAGAGCAAGCAGATTATTCCAGACAAATATGGATATGGACTTTTTGATGTTGTTGAGCCTCCATACAATTTATACTCTTTGGCAAAAATATATGAAGTTTCTTCTGCAAATTACGCAGCAATTAATGCAAAGGTTTCTAATATTGTTGGCCTGGGATATGAGTTAGAACCTACCCTAAGCGTAGTACAAAGACTAGAGGAAATGAATGACAAAGAACAACTTGCTAGGGCTAGAAGAAAATTGGCAAGGGCAAAACAAGAAGTTCAGGATTGGCTAGAGTCAAGAAACGACGAAGATACCTTCACCTATACTCTTATAAAAGCATATATTGATGCGGAGGCAACAGGAAATGGATATATCGAAATTGGTCGCAAGACAAACGGAGAAATCGGATACATTGGCCACATTCCTGCTGCTACTATTAGGGTCCGTAGGTTACGCGACGGCTTTGTTCAAATTGTCAACGGCAAGGCAGTCTTTTTTAGAAACTTTCAAGATGTAACTACACCTAATCCAATAGGAAATGATACTAGGCCAAATGAAATTTTGCATCTTAAAAACTATAGCCCAACTAATAATTACTATGGAATCCCTGCAATAGTTAGTGCAAAAAATGCAATGGCTGGAAATGAGTTTGCCTCAAAATTTAATCTTGAGTATTTTGAGAATAAAGCAGTTCCTAGATATATTCTGTGGCTGAAGGGCGCTAAGTTGTCTGAAAGAGCAGAACAGAAACTTTTTGAGTTTTTCTCAAATAATCTAAAAAGCCAGTCACATAGAACAATTATTGTTCCTCTTCCAGCAGATGATGCAAATAACAAGGTAGAGGTAAAGATGGAGCCTATTGAAAATAAGGTACAGGACTCCTCATTTGAAAACTATAGAAAATCAAATGAGAGAGAGATCCTTATGTCACATAGGGTTCCTGCGTCTAAAGTTGGTGGATCAGAAAACCTAGGTCTAGCAGCAGCAAGAGAAGCAGATAGAACATTTAAAGAACAGGTTTGTAGGCCAGCACAGGATGCCCTAGGCAAGAAAATTAATAGAATTGTTGCAGAAAAAACAGATCTATTCAAACTTAAGTTTAATGAACTTACACTTACTGATGAAGATACTCAAAGTAAAATAGATGAGAGATACTTGAGAATGCAGGCTATAGTTCCAAATGAAGTAAGAGAAAGACTTGGATACTCCAGCCTACCAGGAGGAGATGTTCCAGTTGTATTAAATGCAGCAGCAAGAGCAGAGCAAACTGCTCAAACAACTAGGAATAGAGCCAGAGACCAGGAAAGGGCTGGCGGGGCAGACGTTAACGAAACGTCTAGAAATCCTCAGGGTGAGGGAAGACAAACGCCTTAATATAAAGTTTCATATTATAATTAAATTGTTATGTTAGATATATCTAAAGCATTTTTTGAGAGCGATGGTGACAGTATGAGGGTTACCATGCCAATTGCAAAGGTAGATCAAGAAAAAAGAATTGTTTCTGGATTTGCTACGCTAGATAATGTCGATAGACATGGTGACATTATCACAGCAGATGCATCAAAAAAGGCTTTTAGTAATTTTCGTGGCAATGTCAGGTTGATGCACCAACCAGTTCCTGCTGGAAAATTAGTTTCTTTTAAAGAACAATCATATTACGATCCTCAGACTGGAAAAAATTTCAATGGCATCTTTGTAGATGCCTATATTTCTAAAGGCGCTCAGGACATTTGGGAGATGGTTCTTGACGGAACTCTAACAGCATTTAGCATAGGCGGAAGAGTCAAAAAATTCGATACTGTATTCGATAAAGAAGAAGACTCAAGTGTTAGAGTAATCACCGACTACGATCTACAAGAACTTTCACTAGTTGATTCTCCAGCAAATCAGTTTGCTAACATATTCTCAGTACAAAAAACAGATAGCGGATTAGTTGCAGATGGAATTTTCAACAAATCTGTAATCCAGAATGTTTTTTGGTGTGAAAATGATTCAAAGGCAGTATTAAGTCAAAATGAAGATGCATCAGACTGTGCATTTTGTAATAAAAGTATGACTCAAATTGGCTGGATAGATACAACAGACAACGATGATATTACAAAGTCTATTTCTGGAATAGTAAATGCCTACTTTACAAAAGCAGAGCAAAATGTTGTAACAAATGATGATACAATTAATAGATATCCAGAGCAAGGAATGCCTAGTGCCATTAAGCGCTTTGTTCAATGGGGATCTTCTGGCGGAACCGCGAGAGGAAAAATTATTCGTGTAGTAAGAAGAGGAAAGGTAAAGGTCCCAGGATCTAGTTTTACCTTGAACGCTTCTGAAGAAGAGCCAGTAGCATTAATAAGAATTTACAGAAAAGACTCAGAAGGAAAGTGGAAGCCCACAGATAAGGTAGTAGGACATAAGGTGAAAACATTGAGATCATGGGCAACTAAACTATTTAAAAACCAAGACTTGCTACAAGATGAAATTGTAGTAGATGAGGCATCGGAAATCGTTGCCGACCAAATTAATGAAGGAGGTGTTGAAGTGGCTGATAACTTAGAAGAAGTCGAAGTGGCTAAAAGCGACACAGAAGAAGTAGAAGAAATAACAGTAGACGAAATTGTAGATTCCGTCGCTGAAGAAGCGGTTGACGTAACAAAGTCTGATGAGCCAGCAGAAGAAAGCCAGGTTGCAGCGGAAGAGGTTGAAAAGGCCGAAGACGCTTCCAGCAATGGCGGTAGCGATGCAGATGAACTTAGCAAGTCAATTAAAGAACTAAATGAACTTGTTAAGTCTGTAGTAGAAGACGGAGTTAAGTCAAATGCTCAGGCTGTAGTTACACTAACAGATACAGTTGCTGAATTTGTTAAGTCAACAACAGCATCATTAGAAGATATTAACAAGTCTAAAGAGGAAATTAACAAAGGCTTGGCAGAAATCAGAGAAGTGATCAATCATGTTCATTCAAGAGTTGAGGCACTTGAAGAAGATACTGCCGTAAAAAAGTCTGAAGACTTTTACCAGTCTTCAGAAGAAACATCCACGATAAAGAAATCATTGTGGGGCGGGCGCTTCCTCGGCACCCAAGACATATTTTAAAAAGAAAAGGTAGGTGAAAAAAAGAATGAGTGATATCTTAGAAAAGGCTGCTGCTAGCGGTACAGTTCTTTCTCCACTTGAGTCACCAGGAGCAATGACTGCTCAGGGAAATTCAAACGACAACGGTGGTGTTCTTAACCCAGAACAGTCACGACAGTTCATTGATTACATCTTTGATGAGATGGTTCTAGCCAATGATGGTCGTAGAGTAGTTATGCGTGGAAACACAATGGAACTTGACAAGGTTCGTGTCGGATCACGTTTGGTTTCAAAGGCTACTCAGGCAGAACAGACAGGTACAAACGCTGCACCAGCATTCACAAAGATCGAACTTACAACAACAAAGTTCAGACTAGATTACGAACTCTCAACAGAATCCCTAGAGGATAACATCGAAGGGGATGGACTTGAAGACCACATAGTTCGTCTAATGGCAACTCAGTTCGGAAACGACCTTGAGGATATCGCTATCAATGGTGCTTCTGGAGCAACCTCAGGTTACTACCAGTCAACACTTGATGGCTTTATCAAGCAGACCCGTGACACCTCCTACACAGGTGCCCACGAAGCCGCTGCTGCCGCTGCCACAATGACAAACATTTGGGAATCCTCACCAGAATCTGGTGATGGCGCTTCCACAAAGTTAGGTCTAACAGCACTAGAGGAAATCTACAATGCACTTCCTCGTAAGTTCAAGGCTCGCCGTGCAGATCTTAAGTTCTACATGAACAGCAAGCATTTGCAGGAACTTATTTCAGAACTCCGTTCCGTTGGAACAGTTCCTGAAGAAGTTGCCGTCCGTGTTATCGACGGTGTTATCCCACAAATCGGTGGTCCTGCAGGCGCACAGTACCTAATCTTTGGTCTCCCAGTACTAGAAGTACCTCTCTACCCAGACAACTACGTTGACTTGACAATTCCAAGCAACCGTATCTGGGGCTTCCAGAGAGATGTAACAGTACATCGTGAGTTCAAGCCAAAGAAGGACACAGTAGAGTACACAGTCTACGTCCGTATGGGTGTTGCCATAGAAGAGAAGTCTGCTATTGCATACGCAGAACGCGCTGCATAGTAACATCTTATCCGACGCTCTGCCCTGGTCTTTTGACCAGGGCATCGTCATTTATGTTGAAAATATAGTAAAATTATCATAGGAGGAATCATGTCTTTTGAGAAAAAAACAGTTGCAGAGTTAAAAAATTC